CTCCTCGGTCACGGGCAACCAGTGCGCGATCTTCGACACGAGGTCGGTCTTCTGGTCGAAGGCCATCGCGCTTTCCGGCTTGGTCCCGCCTTCGAGCACGGGGGCCGCGGCGTTGGTGAACAGCGTTTCCACCATATAGGTGATGGCGTTGCTGTCCGCGGTGCCCGAGGCCATCAGGTCCGCGACCACGAGGCGCTTGTAGAGCGTCTGCACGATGCCGGGGGTGTATTGCGGGGTCAGGAGCTTGCCGCCCGAGGCCGCGTCTTCCGTCAACGTCGTGGCGGAAAAGTCAAAGCACTCGACGACGCCCGAGGCCCACGACCGGCCCGCGCGATGCAGCCCGCTCTTGATCAGTTGCTTGAACTGATCGGACCCGGTGAACTGCGCGCCCAAGGATCCCAGACGACGCGCCGGGGCCGCGGGGAGCGCGGGCACCGCGGCGGTGTGCTTGTTGCGAATCTCATCGAACCGGGCCATTAGCGCGGTGTCGCTGGCCGCACTCCGGATCTTGAGTTCGATGGCTTCCATCTCCCCGAGCGCCGCGTTGATGGCGGACTTCTCGTCGACCGTCATGTCGCGCGCGTCGGCCGATCCGGGTTCGCCGCAGGCCGCGCGCGTCTTCTCCATCAGCGCGAGCGCCTTCGCCGTCGACGTCTTCAGATCGGCTTCGAGTTGTTGAACGTTCATGGTGCGAGTCTCCGTAGGTGCAGATCGAGCACTCGCCGCTCGTAGGCTGCGAATTGAGCGCCGGGGGACACGACGCGCGATTCCTGGGGGGCCACCGGGGGCTCCGTGATCGCGGGGGGTGCCGTAGCGGCGACGCGGGCGCGACCGGCCGTCGCCGGTTGCGTGACGCGCGCGAGGGTTTCGTCGAAGGTGGCGATGCGATTGACGAGGCCACAGGCGAGCGCATCCTCAACATTCAGGAGGCGTCCCTCGCCATAACTGCCCCGGACCGCCGCGGCCGAGATGCCACGACCTTTCGCAATGTCGCCGACCATCCGGTCGTAAAAGCTGTCGATCAGGTGTTGGGCGTGGGCGCGGGCCCCGTCGGACAACGGCATGCCCCCGGCCGCTTCCGCCTTGTACTTCCCCGCCGACAACACTTCGCGTCGGATGCCGAGTTTTTCGCGCGCGGCGGTCAGGTCGTCATGAATGCCGATGACGCCGATGGATCCGATCATCGCGGACGGACTGGCGACAATTTCCGTCGCGCCCGCCAGACCCCAATACGCCGCGGAGGCCATCAGGTGATTGGCCTGCACGATGATCGGTTTGATGGCGCGGGCCCGCAGCACGTCGCGGGCAAACTCGCTCGCGCCCGCGACGTTGCCGCCAGGGCTATCGACGTCGAAGACGATGGTCGTCACGTCCGGATCGGCCACGGCGGCGTTGAGTTGTTTCGAGAGTCCTTCGAACGTCGCGCCCCCAGAAATCTCCGACAACAGGTTCATGCGCGGCGCGACGACCCCGTGGAACGGCAGCACCGCGACCAAGCCGCCGCCGCGCACGGCCACGTCGCGGGTTGCGCGGGCCTGTTGCGCGATGGCGATCCCCTCTTCGTCGTCGTCCATCCCGGCCAAGCGCCGCGCGATGGTGGTCGCCACAATCTCACGCATGTTGTCCGTCAACGCCCACGGGTGTTCGAGAGCGAACGCGGCGAGATGGTCGTACGTGTGCGGCTTACGCGGCATCGCGATCCCTTTCGAGTTGACCGATGGTGTCGTCGTTGGTCAGGCGAGCGAGGACTTCGGCTTCGGTGGCTCCGAACACCGCGCGCAGATCACACGCCAGTTCCGGCGTCCAGCGGTCCGGGCACCCGATGCGGAAGGCTTCGGCGCGCGACGCTGCGGGCAACCGTCGCAAGAACGCACGTTGCCGCTCCTGGTGGCGTCGGATGATGGGGGCGGCACGTTCGAACGGCAGGGCCCCCGCGGCGGCGGTGAGGGCGGCGGTGTCGGCCGACTCGTCGGGTGGCATGTCAGCCGCGCCGTCGTCTTGCGAGCCGTTGCTGCGCGACGACGAGGGCCCGCCCTGTTGGGCGGCGAGCTGGTCGGCCGACGGGTCGTCCTTGATCGACGGCAGATTGAGTCGCGCGCGGCCCTCGTTCGCGGTCATCACGGGTCGGCCCACGAGCAACCGCAAGGCCGTCGCTTGTTCCTCGAAACTCCCGGCGAGCTTGGCGGCGATGTTGAACTCGCCATACACGTCGGTCGTGTCGCGCGCCTCGGGCAGCAACCACAGTTCAATCGCTTCGCTGACCATTTCGAGCCAGGGCCCGAGACAGTCGGCATACAACTGCTTGTGCTGTTCCTTGATATTCGAGAAGGTCGCGTGCTCCAGGATGCCGACCATCGGCAACGGGATGTGGTACGCCCTCGCGCACTCTTCGCGCGTCAACTGGCGCGCGGCGACGTATTCGGAATCGCGGGCCGAGTAGGAAATCTGCCGGAAGGTCATCCCGTCTTCGAGGACCGGCGTCTGCCCGGTGCTCTGCAAGCCGGTGAACCGGGTCTGCCACTGCGTGCGCCAGTCCGTTTTCTGCGCGGGCGTCCACTTCGGCGCGTCCTTCGGCCGCTCGATCACGCCTTCCATGCGGGACGCGTTCTGCCAGTAGCGGGCGCGATGATCCCCGGAGGCGATGTCTTCCGAGAGAATGCGCCGCAGCGTTTCGAGGGGCGAGAGGCCCATCAGGGGATTGAGCGGGTTGTACCCGTTGGCGTACACCAGCTCGGTCATGTCGAGCGGCGTGGCCTGCCCGTCATACGTCCAGATCACGCCCGACGGCAGCAGGCCCCCTCGGACCTCGACCGTCTCGGGCGGCATGCGGATCAACCCGATCCGGCGATCCGGGTCGTCGATGCGGACCTTCAACCAGAAGGCGTTGAAGTACACCGCCAGATCCGCGATGAACGATTCGAACAGGCGGTAGCGCGTCGTCGAGGGGTTGGGCTTCGCGAGCCACTGCGCGAGTTCGTGATCGGTGAGCCGAAGGCGGTCGGTATCCGACACGCGGCGAAAGATGTGATACCCGAGTTGCGCGATGTTGCGCGCGAGGAAGTCCACGCAAATCCGCACGTTCGGTTGGGTCGCGTAGATCGTGGCGTACGCCGAGGAACTGAAGGCGGTCAGGGACGACGGGGCCTGCATGGCCGGGGTCGTGTAGGACCGGCGCGTCATCGCTTGCAGGCCGTTGAGCGTGCGGACAATCGCCATCAGGGGCTGACCTGGAGAAAGGCCACGTTGTCGCGATGCACGATCAAGTCACCGACGACGACCGCGGGCGGTTCACCCTCTTTGATCACCGACCCGTTTTTTAGCGTCCACCAGGGCCCGCGCGTCGTGTAGAGCACGCCTTCGAGCGCGGTCGCCTCGTCGCCCTTCAGATTGACGAGCACGGTTTTCAGAAGACACGGGGGACGCCACCAACACCACCAGCTCACGTTGGCGGTTGAGTCTGTCAGGCCGAGGGCTTGCGCCCTATTTCGCGTTTTTTATCGGGGTTGGGTTAGAGGCACGGAGGGTGCGGCGGATCTGTTCGGGGACGGACACGCGCTCTTGTTGCGCGCGTTGATACAGGTCGTCGTAGTCACGTCCGGTCAACGTGAGATGGACGGGCACCGAGTCGTCGTCGTCGTCAAGCGGGGGGCGTCCTGGTTGACGTTTCACGCGACCACCAGATCCGGATCTTCGGCCGCGGCTTGAGTGGGGGCCGCGGCGAGCTTGCGCGCCATCACCGCGCCGACGACGGGGTCGATCCGCCCCCGGCTCCGACGTTTCGAAATGAAGATGTTCCCCCGGTTATCCGGGGGCGCGACCGCATTCGAGATACACCACGTCAGCAACGGATTGTCCCCTCCGTCGACCAGGGCGTCGAGCACGTCGGCTTCAAACTCTTTCGCGGGCGCGGACATCTGCGCCACGTTCTGCGGAATCTCGACGACGAGAATGTTCTCGGCTTCGAGATGGGTCACAAGGTTGCCCGCGTTCCACGGGTCGATCCCGACCCCTTGCACGTCGTAGAGACCGGCCGCGCGTTTCACCATGTCGGCAACCACGTCTTGATCGATCCGGTTGCCGGGGTTCGTGTGTAAGTGGCCCTGCTCGACCCATCGCTCGTACGGGACTCGGTCGCGACGCGCGCGTTCTTCCAGGGTATCGGCGGGGGTCAAACACTCGGCGAGGACCCGCCACGTGTGGCGGGTGGCCGTCGGAGGAAACACTATCACGACCGCGGTCAAGTCGATCTTGGAACTAAGGTCGACGCCGATCCAGCAGACCTCCCCGCGCATCGACTCGGCGGTCCAGTGACTCTGCCCCGCGCGCCACCCTTCCAGGGAGAGCCACGGCGCGATAGCGTTCACCCAGAGATTGAGCCGCTTCTGTTTGAACGCCGCCGCGGCCGACGACATGTGGCGGGCCTTGCGCGCGAGGGCGCGGAGGTCATCGGGTTTCACCGACACGCCGTAGTTCGGGTTGGCCTTTCTCCAGGTGCGCTCCTGGGTCCAGTCGTCGTCGAGGTCCGCGTGGGCGATGAACGCGAAGAACGTCTCGTCGGTGAAGACGCGTTCCAACACCTTCGTCGCGTAGTCGTGTTGATCGCCGCACGGGGTGAGCGGGTCATCGCCCGCGGTCGTGATCTGGAAGTTCACCGGTTGCCGCCGCGACCCGGTGGCCGTTTCCATCACGTCCATCAGCCCGCGGTCCTTCTGGGCGTGCATCTCGTCGTTGATGATGAGGCTCGGGTTCAAACCGTCGGTGCTGTCGTGGTCGGCCCCGAGGGGCTCCAGCTTCGACGCCGTGTCGTCGCGGTGCAGGTTCGCCGTCAGCACCTTGATCCGCGAGCGGAGCCCACTCGATTGCACGAGCTTTTTACAATCGCCCCAGACGATCTTGCTCTGGTCCCGCTTGGTGGCGATGCAATAGCCCTCGGCCCCCGGCTCCCCGTCGAAGAACGTCACGTAGAGCGCGACGATGGCGGCTTCGAGGGACTTGCCGTTCTTGCGCGGGACCTCGTTGTAGTGCGTGCGGAACCGGCGCAGCCCGGTGGTGACGTGGACCCACCCGAACAACGACCCGAGCCGGAAGAGTTGATACGGTTGCAGGACGATGAAGCGACCGGCCCATTCCCCCTTGTAGTGCCGCAGCCGCTCGGCAAACCGAAAGAAGCGTTCGGCCCGCGCGAGGTCGAATCGATACGGGAACCCGCGCGTGCCCTCGCGTCGCCGATCACGTTGGTGCCGTTCACACGCGAGCCGGTGATATTTCCCGGCGAGCACACGCCCGCCAACTACGTCGCGCGCGTACGCATCAATCGCGTGAACCATAAGGGGCGAGGTCAGTGCATCGTATCGAGGATCGGCGGTTCGTCGAATTCGGAGAAGGCGTCCCCGCCAGGACCAGGGCCCTCGGCCTTGACGCGCGACCGACTCGATGGCGTCAACCCGAGTTCGGGCCAGAGTTTCAAACACGCCGCGAGGGCTTTGGTCTGCACCGACAACCACGGGTTCGGCATCGCGTACCCGCTCGGGGCCTTGACGATCCGGGGATACGCTTTCTCGCGGGCTTCGAGATACCGATCCCACTCCAGGCAGAGCGCCACGAGCGCGGCGCGGTCCGCCTCCGTCACCTGTCGACACTTGCGGAGCATCGGCGCGAGGCGTCGCCACTCGGCGGCGGCGACCGGTAACTCGGCGAACAGCGCGGGGGGCTCGTCGAAGGTGGTCGCGTCCACCGCGGGGGGCGTCGGTTCCTGATCGTTGATCGTCCGCTTGCCGGGGTTGCCGTCGAGGACGCGTTGCGTGGTCGGTTTCGGCTTGCGGCCCCTCATGGCGAACCGATCTGAATATATCTACGGATCGGTTCCAATCTATTCACTGGACTTCCCGCCGACGTCGAGCGTTCATGTGACCACGGACGCGCCGCGGAATTCCCCGCGGCGACGATCCCGACCAAAGGTTGAGCATCGTGGCCACGAAGACAACGACAACGAAGACGGCGAAGACGACGCGGACGAAGAAGGACGACGGGCGGATTCAGATTGTGGGACGCCTCCCGAAGGATCTGAGCGAGGCGGTCCGCGCGACCGCCAAGCGCCTGGATATCACGCTGAACGCGTTCATGGTCGACGCCTTCACCACCGCGGTGAACGCCGCGAAGACGAAGACCGCG